CATCACCGCCGGAGACGACCATTCAATAAGCAACCTGCAACCCCTCTCCCGCGCCTGCCACCACGCCAAGACCACCGCCGAGCCCCTCGCACGCACCGCCACCCGACACGCAATGACACAACACAAGCGCGCGCCGCACCCAAACATGCAACAAACACAAAACAAAAACAAAACGAAACGAAACGAAGAAAAACCAAACGAAGCGCGAAACCGAAGCTTGCGCGAACGCTTCACATGAAAACGAAAAAAATCCGCGACCGAAAACCAAAAAACACCCTGGCACCGCCTCCCCCCCCACCCCCGGGAAGGACCGCCGGAGGTAGCAATCACCCGACGCGATGCCCGATTTGCCGGAATTTCGGGTGGGCGCCGCCACAGAACCGCACCGCTACCCTGGTGACAACCGCCCCGACCCGACGGGGCGCGACAGACAGGAGGGCAGATGTCAGCATCACCCGCAACCGCCGCAGCCCAGATGGAGTACTGGGCAACCTGCGGCCCCGGAAAACCCCAGGGGGGTGACTACAGCGTCGGATACTCGCAACCTGACCGGTGGATGGCGTACGAACGGTCCACGGACCTGGGCTGGCTCACTGCCGACGCCAACATGGACTGCTCCGCTGGTGTGGCTGCCGCCTGGAACTTCGCGTTCCACGCCGACGGCGAGCCCTGGGACTCCGGGGTCATGTTCCCCAGGGACACGTACACCGGCAACATCCGCGGCTACGCCACCTCCAGGGGCTTCGAGGACGTCCACTGGGACGACAACAGCCTCTACCCCGATGGCGGCCTCCAGGCCGGCGACCTGATCCTCTCCGAGGCGGCCTCTGGCGGCGCCGGCCATGTCGCCATGGTCACCAAGAATGGCCTATCTGAGGCATGGATCGCCGAGGACGGGTCGATCGACGGGTACATCGGCGATCAGACCGGCTCCGAGTGCCGGTGTGTGTCATACGAAGGTCACCTGTACACGCAGACGGCCCGTTGGACACACTGCCTCCGCTACCTTGGAGGCACCGCCGCGCCCGCCCCGCAGGCTCAGGAGCAATCTCGAGCCAGCCGCGACGGGTACGAGCTGTCCTACGTGCAACAGGCTGTTCTGCGGGCCGCGGACAACGTGGGCTGCCCTTGGTGGGCGGCGCTCGCGGCCCTGTGGATGGAGACCGGTGAATACGGGGCGAATGTTTTCGGCCACGACGTCGGCGGCGCCTACTGCGGCGGCGGTGAAGTCACTGAGGCCAAGTTCAGGGACTTCTACGCGCAGATCAGCGCCGGGGCGACGTCCAACGGTGTCGGGCCGCTGCAGGTCACATACCCCGGCTACTTCTTCAATGACCCCGACCGAGCCTGGTGGGACCCTGAGAAGTCTGCCGAGGTTGGCTGCAGCATCATCCGGGACCTCATCGGCGCCGAAGGTGACTCTTACGAGGATCTGAAGCGTGTGGGATCCCGCTACAATTCGGGTAGCGCTTACGGCGCCTACGAGGCGTACGGCGAACCCTTCAGCGACCGGTGCAGGTCGTGGTACAACTATGGGCGCCCCGATGGCGCAGGACAGGAGGCATGGGAAATGGCCGAAGGTGTTGACCTTCTCAGAGAGATTCGGGATCTGTTCAGGTCCGGGCAGGCTGGTGACCACTTTGCCGGCGACATGAATTGGTATGCAAAGGCGACCTACGAGGAGGCTCGGGCGATCCACGCCTCGGTCGACAGGATCCTCGACGCGTTGACCCCCGGCCAGGAGGGCGTCAAGTCTGCGGGGGCGATCTACGGTGCCGTCAACGAGATCCGCACCGCCGTGAAGCCCGCCGACGTTGAGCGGCCTGGCGCCGCGAAGTGAGTCCCCACGTCGTCCCGTGCGCCGCCCATTGGTTCGCCGCTGCGGCGGTCCTGGGCGCGTACTGGGTCGGGCGGCTGGAAGGCCGTCAAGAAACAACAGAGGAGAAAGATGAACCTGACTGCTGAGCAGAGCGCAACCCTGACTGCCGTGGCTGCCGTGGCGTGGCCCTTCGTTCAGGCGGCCCTGGATAAGCCGTACTGGACTGCGGGCAAGCGCCGCGCCCTGACCCTGGCTGCGGTTGTTCTGATCGCCGCGGGGACGTGGCTCGCGGGCGCCTACCCGGCGACCGCGGAGGCTGCTGTCACCCAGCTTCTGTCTGTTGCCGGCCTCGTGCTCGGGGCCTTCAACATCCTGAAGAGCGTGAAGATTAACGGCATCTCGGTCCTGGACTGGGCTGGCATTGTCACCCCCGGTGGCGTCACCCTGCGTGACGGCGGCGCCGGTAAGCACAAGGCCTGACCGCCCCCTTCTAGCTGCGGGTACCCCGCCAGTTCCGGCCGGCTGGCGGGGTATCCTTATGTCCTGACCGCAACTGTTAGGAGTTTTCTCGTGGCACGTCTGACATCTGCTAGGCGCCTGCGTAAAGAAGTGATGGACGAGTGGGATCTGTCGCCCGTTGAGGTGCGGATCCTGGATGACATGTGCCACGAGGCGGAGCTGATCTCCCGCATGGCGAAAGAGCTGGACGGCGGCGACCTGTTGACGGTCGGGTCGACCGGTCAGATGCGTCCGAACCCGCTGCTCGCCGAGATCCGGCAGCATCGGGCCGTGATGGCGTCACTAGCGAAGGCGCTCCGCCTGCAGGATGACACCGACGAGGCCCGCCTGGCGCGCTCCGAGCATGCCGCGACGGCCGCTGCCGGGCGGTGGGGGCTGACGCATGGCACGTCGGCGTAACGGTGCGCCGGCCGAGGTCAGCGAGTGGGGCGAGGCTGAGTGGCCGGCGATCAAAGCGTGGTACAAGGAGCGACTGTCCGGGCCGGCGTCCCTGCCTGACTGCGCATTCCCGCCCGTCGCGCACGGCCCCGTATGGACCATCGAGGACGGGCGCTGGCTGCTACCCGATAGCACGATCGGTTGGGATGTGCTCGCTTGGGCCTCCTCGTCACTAGTCGGCCCCGGCGGCGGGGCGTGGACGTTCACCCCCGAGCAGGTCCGGTTCATCCTCTGGTATTACGCGATAGATGACGATGGCATGTTCCTGGCCCCTACGGTTGTCCTGCAGAGATGCAAAGGCTGGGGGAAGGACCCTCTGGCCGGGGTGATCGCCCTGAACGCCCTCCTTGGCCCGTCCCTGCCGGAATCCACCCCGCACGGCGTCCGCGGACGCCGCGAGCAGACACCGTGGATCCGTCTGCTCGCCGTGTCGCAGCAGCAGACTGAGAACACGATGGGCGCAATCCGGGCGCTCGCGCCCGCCCAGGTGCAGTCCGAGCTCGGCATTCGTGTCATTTCCACGTACGTGCGCCCCACAGACGGCTCCCCCGGGTTCATCACTGCAATCACGTCGAACCCCGACGCGGCGGAGGGGTCCCGCGCCACGCTGACGATCTGCAACGAGACGCAGAACTGGACCCAGTCCAACGCCGGTGTCGCAATGATGGGCGTCGTTCGCGGTGACGCCGCGAAGTCACCTCCAGACCGGCAGGCGCGCGTGCTCCATATCTGCAACGCAGCCCGTGTCGGCGTGGAGTCTGTGGGCCTCGCCACTCGAGAGGCGTGGGAACAGTCCCAGGCGGGGAAAATTCGGTCCTACGGGCTCATGTACGACACGCTCGAAGCCCCGCCGCAGGCTCCGCTGACCGCAGACGACGCCCCCGAGGTCGTGAAAGGCGTCCGCGGCGACGCGACCTGGCTTTCCCCCGACCGGATCGTGCAAGACGTCCTCGACCCGGAAACCCCACCGTCCGAGTCCAGGAGAAAGTGGTACAACCAGGTCACCGCCGCCGAGGACGCCTGGGTCACCCGCGAGGAGTGGGACGCCTGCCGCGACCCGGACCTGCCCGCCCTCGACCCGGAAGATGAACTCGTTTTGTTTTTTGATGGTGGCAAGTCCGACGACGCGACCGCCTTCGTGGGGTGCCGGATCTCCGACGGCGCCGTGTTCCCTCTCGGCGTGTGGCAGAGGCCGCCCGACGCTCGCGCCCATGGGTGGGTCGCCCCCCGCGAGGAAATCGACCAGCGCGTCCGCGACGTCCTCGACCACAACAACGTCGTCGCCCTGTGGTGCGACCCGTCTCACGCCAAGGACGACGAGACGATGGTCGCGTTCTGGGACGGCATCATTGACGGCTGGCATCGCGACTACCGGCGAAAACTCCGCATGCCCGCCAGCCGGCAGCACGCCACGCGATGGGACATGTCCGACCCGTCCCATGTGTCTCGGTTCGTTCGCGGCGTCAACCGCGTCTACGCGGACATCGAGGCGGGCGGACTTCTGCACGACGGCGACGCCAGGCTCCGCGCTCACGTGCTCCACGCTCGCCGCGTCCCATCCAAGTGGGGTCCTAGCATCGCGAAGAACCACCGCGAGTCCAGAAAGAAGATCGACCTTGCTGTCGCCATGGTCGGGGCCCGTATAATGCGAGAGGAATACAGGAATAGTCGCCGTAGAGGACGCGGAAAGGTATGGTGACCGCCCATGAGTGACCGCCCCTGGGAGAAGCTCGCAGAGGACACCGCCGAGAAGCGGTGGGAGGCCCAGCAGCGCCAAGAGGACCTCGTGCCCGGGTCGACCACGCCCGGCATCGGCGCGCCGCTCGCGACCGTTGATGGCGGCGGGAAGAGTGCCGACCAGCGTCGGCTCCGCGCGCTCGCCCTGGGCCCGACCCTCGCCCTGCTCGTGGACACGCTCGGCCGTCAGATCATCGCCGACGGTGTTACCCGCACCACCGGCCAGCAAGGCGACCTCGGTGTCCTATGGGCCCCGTGGGAGCATGCCGGCATGCCCACCAGGCAGACCGGCCTGTGGAAGGCCGCCCTCGCCGACGGGGAGGCGTTTGTGCTGGTCGCCCCGAACGGGGCCGAAGCGAAACTTGAAGCCGCTTCCGTGGCCCGTGTCGGCGTGGACTGGGGCGACGACCCTACCGCCGACTGGCCCGCCCGCGCCGTGTTCCTCACGAAAGGCGGCCGGCCCACCCTGTACGTCACCGACCAGGACTTGATCCGCATTGGCCGGAGCGGTGACCCCTACGAGGTCATCCACCATGGCCTCGGCTACGCCCCGGTCGCCCGGTTCGCCCCCTACCTGTCCATCGACGGGGATGCCGAGTCCCTCGTCGACCGGCTGCGCATTCCCGCCCGTCGGTACATCAAGACGGTCCATGACCGGCTCCTCATCCAGCACTCCAACTCATGGCGCGTGAAGACTGTCACGGGCCTGGACGACCCCGGCAGCATCGAGGATGCCGAGCGGATGAAGGCGCACCTGTCGAACTCGTCAATCCTCACCGGCGGTGACGGCGTTCAGTTCGGGTCATTGCCCGAGACCAGCATGCAGTCCGTCCTCGATGCCGAACGCGCCGACCTCGGCACTCTCGCCGCGCTCGCGTCCGTCCCGTCGTGGTCACTGTCCGGGTCGCAGCTCGTGAACCTGTCCGCCGACGCCCTCGCCGAGGCGAAGTCCGCAGAGCGCGCGCACATCACCGCGATCCAACGGGCCCTCGGCCGGCCGCTCCTGAACGTGCTCCGCGCGTCCGCCCAACTGGAGCGCCGCATCGCCGACGCGAATGACTACACGCTCCGTGTCGACTGGCGCGACACCGAGGCGCGGTCTCTGTCACAGGCCGCAGACGCGCTCGGGAAGCTAGCGCAGTCGCTCGGCGTCCCTGCCCAGCTTCTGTGGCAGCGAATCCCCGGCGTGTCGCCTGCAGAAGCGCAGGAATGGCAGGAATACGCCGACGCCCACCCGTCCGAGCTGGAAGCGTACGCCCGCGCCCTCACGGCCGACGGCGAAGGCACCCCGCCGCCCACCGAGGAGTCCTGACCGGTGGCACTCACTGCCGCCGGAGCCGCCCTCACCGCCGGGTATCAGCGGCACATCTCCGCGATGGCTGCCGCGACCGGCCTTGCCGTGGCCGACGCCATGGGCGACATTGATCCAGACGACGTCGGCGGCGCGCACCAGTTCGCAGTGAAGAAAGCCGCTGACGTCGTCTGGATC